ACCTGCCGCCGCGGTTCTTTTTGAGCCCCACAGCATGCAGGGGCATCCTCCGCCGCGCCGAGAAGCGGGGGAAGGATCTGTCGCCTGCCCTACGCTGCGCGCTGGAGGCAACAGCACAGGCGGCGACCGACCGCCAGGCACAGACGTTGACACCGCCGACAGCTTGATCGTTGCGGCAACGCTGATGGCGTCTGCTGGCCGCAGTCGTGGTGCTGGAACGCCGGTCGGCATGCTCGTCCGTTGTATCACAACGGGCGAGGGCAAGCGGCAGGACTGCGAGACGACGACGCTGATCACCCACACCCTGCGCGCCGAGGGGTTTGACGCCAGCGAGGACGGCACGGGGCGCGGGACACCGTTGGTGCCCGTGGCCTTCGCGCACCAGCAGGGCGGCAGCATGGATCTACACGCCGCGCGCGACTGCGCCCTGACGCTGCAACGCAATCAGACGCAGGCTGTCGCGTTTTGGCAGGCAGAAGGCGCAGTCAACACGGCGGATATTGCCTATTCGATTGCGACCGGCGGCGGCAAGCCCGGCGTTAGCTATCCCGCCATTCCGGTCAACAGCGCCGTCCGCCGCCTGACCCCGCGCGAGTGCGACCGCCTCCAAGGCTTCCCCGACGACTGGACGCTCGTTCCCCATCGCGGCAAGCCCGCCGCTGACGGCCCGCGCTACAAGGCCCTCGGCAACTCCATGGCCGTGCCGGTCCTGCGCTGGATCGGCGAACGCATCGCCGCCGTGGATGCGCTGCGGATGGAGCGCGCCGCATGAACTGCGCAACCGCCCTGATCCTTCTCTTGGACGTCTCCGGCTCCATCAACGCCGAGCAATGGGACGCGCAGCGCGCCGGCCATGCCGCTGCGCTTCGTGCGCCTGCGGTGGTGCGTACCGCCGAGGCGGACGGGCTGGCAATCGCTGCCGTCCAGTTCGGGGACCGCGCCTATCCCATGCAGGGCTGGACCGTGCTGCGCAGCGCCGCGGACGTGCATGCGCTTGCCGCGCGCATAGACGCATCGCCGCGGCTGTCGTCAGGCATGGAATTCACGGCCACCGGGACGGCGGTTCTGCACGCGCTCACGCTGCTTGAAGCGGCGCCGTGCGGTGATCAGGCCATCATTGATGTTGTCAGCGACGGGCGCCCTACGGCAGGCGTGCCGGTCACGCAAGCGCGCGATGCGGCGGAGGCGGCAGGCGTGAAGATCAACGCGCTCATCGTCGGCGGCGACGAAGGCGATGTCGAAGCGGCGCGCGCGCATCTGATCACGCCTGGCGGGTTCGTGATGCAGGCGGCGACGTGGGGGCAATTCGCGGACGCGATCAGGCGGAAGCTGGTGCAGGAGATCGGGGCGCGATGAGCCACATCCAGACCGAATACGCATCCTTCCTCGCCGGCAAGCAGCCGCGCCCGATGGCGTCGGGCCTTACGATCACGCCTGACCTGCATCCCGCGCTTTTCCCGCACCAGCGGGATTGCGTCGCCTTCGGGCTGCGGCAGGGCAGGTTCGGCCTGTTCCTCGACACCGGCCTTGGCAAGACGCTGTGCGAGCTGGAATGGAGCAAGCACGCAGCCGTCGCCACGAACGGCCGCGCGCTGATCCTCGCGCCGCTGGCCGTCGCTGCGCAGATCGCGCGCGAGGGCCAGGCGTTCGGCTACGACGCTCGCGTGATCCGCGAGCAAGCCGATGCCCGCGACGGTATCAACATCTGCAATTACGATCGCCTCGCCCGACTTGACCCCGACGCCTTCGGTGCGGTGGCGTTGGACGAGAGCAGCATCCTTAAGAGCTTCACCGGGAAGACGACGCGCACACTGATCGAGGCGTTCGCCGGGCACCGCTTTCGCATGGCCGCGACCGCGACGCCGGCGCCGAACGATCACATGGAACTCGGGAACCATGCCGAATTCCTGGGCGTCATGTCCGGCCAGGAGATGCTGTCGCGCTGGTTCATCAACGACACCAGCACGGCCAGCCAGAACTGGCGCATCAAGGGGCACGCGCAGGAAGCCTTCTGGGATTGGGTGGCCTCCTGGGCGCGCATGGCCGAGACACCGGCCGACCTCGGCCACGATGCCAGCGCCTATGCGCTGCCGCCGCTGAATGTCCACCGGCACCGCGCCGCAGGTGACGTGCGCGCGCCGGCCGGCGCGCTGTTCGCGACCGAGCTATCCGCCACCACGCTGCACGACGTGAAGCGCCAGACCGCCGACGCGCGCGCCGAGGCTGCGGCCGCGCTGGTGCCGGCCGGCGAGCCATGCGTGATCTGGTGCGACACCGACTATGAGGCCGACGCGCTGCTTGCCGCCCTGCCAGGCGCCGCCGAGGTGCGGGGCTCGCACACGCCGGAGCGCAAGGAAGATACGCTGGCCGGCTTCGCTGATGGCCGCGTGCGGGTGCTGATCACCAAGCCGTCCGTCGCCGGGTTCGGCATGAACTGGCAGCACTGCCGCACCATGGTCTTCGTCGGCCGCAGCTTTTCCTACGAGGCTTGGTATCAGGCCGTGCGTCGGTGTTGGCGGTTTGGCCAGAAGCGCGCGGTGGACTGCCACCTGATCGTGGCCGAGGGCGAAGATCAGATCGGCCGCGTGATCGCGCGCAAGTCCGAGGATCACGACGCGATGAAGCGCGCCATGCGCGCCGCGATGAAGCGCGCTGCCGGTCGCGATGCGATCCGGCGCGTCGAGTATCAACCGAAGCACCAGGGGAGGATGCCCGCATGGTTGTCTGCTTGAACGACGCGCACGGCCTGAATTGGGCCGCCTACCACGGCGACACCGTGCATATCTGCTCGCAGCTTCCCGACGCCAGCATCGGCTTTTCCGTCTACTCGCCGCCGTTCGGCAACCTGTTCGTCTACTCTGACAGCGCCGCTGATATGGGCAACAGCGCCAGCGATGGCGAATTTGAGATGCACTATCGGTTCCTTGTGCGGGAGAAATTTCGCCTGACGAAGCCGGGCCGCCTGACCGTCGTTCACTGCTCGGACCTGCCCATGACGAAGTGGCGCGATGGGCAGATCGGCATCAAGGATTTCTCCGGCCAGATCATCCGCATCCACGAGGATGCCGGGTGGGTGCTGCACTCGCGCATCACGATCTGGAAATGCCCCGTCGTGGAGATGACGCGGACCAAGGCGCACGGGCTGCTCTACAAGAACATCAAGGAGGACAGCGCCCGCAACCGCGCCGGCATGCCCGACTATCTGCTGGTGTTCCGCAAGCCCGGCGAGAACGCCGAGCCGATCCGGCACACGCCCGAGGATTTCCCGCTGTCGCAGTGGCAGGAGTGGGCGTCGCCTGTCTGGATGAGCGTGAACCAGACGCGCGTGCTCAACGTCGCCAAGGCCCGCGAGGCGCAGGACGAGCGCCACCTTTGCCCGCTGCAGCTCGACGTGATCGAGCGCGCGCTGATCATGTGGAGCAACAAGGGCGACATCGTGCTCAGCCCGTTCATGGGTATCGGCAGCGAGGGCGATTGCAGCCTGCGCCTCGGCCGGCGGTTCATCGGCGCTGAGTTGAAGGAAAGCTACTGGCGGCAGGCGTGCGGGAACCTGGACGCGGCCGAGCGTAACGCGGTGGACTTGTTCGCCGCATGACCGAGGCCGCAATTCAGATCGCAGTCCGCGATGCGTTGCGCTGGCACTGCGGGACGCTGTGCAGGAAGCGATGGGGCGCGTGTGGGTGCTGGCGCTGGTGATCGCTGGCGCCGCACTGTCCCTGCTGGTGTCGCCGCCCGCGCTGGCCATTGCATCGGCTGCCGCGTTTCTGCTGTCGGAACTGGCAGACTTTGCCGTCTATGACCGGCTGCGGCGGCGCGGGATGGCGCTAGCGGTGCTGCTGTCCGGCTTGGTCGGCGCGGCGCTCGATAGCCTGCTGTTCTCGTGGCTGGCGTTCGGCACGGTCGCATGGGCGCCGGGGCTGATCCTCGCGAAGGTTTACGCAAGCGCGCTGTTTGCGGCGTGGCTGTGGTGGCGTCGCGCATGATCCTCGGTATAGATCCCGGACTGTCCGGCGGCGTCGCGTGGCTGTCCGACCACGGGCACCTGATCGAAGTGCGCGACATGCCCGTTGCCAAGGGCGAAGGCGTACTTCCCGCCGTGCTGGCCGCATGGCTTCGCGAGCCTGACCGCAGGCCCGTGCACGCCTTCGTTGAGCGCGTTGCATCGCGCCCCGGCGCAGGCGTGGCGGGGATGTTCAATTTCGGGCGCGGCTACGGCCAGATTGAGGGCGTGCTGGCGGCGCTCGGCGTGCCGGTCACGCTGGTAACGCCTGGCAAGTGGAAGGG